AAAATACTCTGTTAACTGAATTTATTAACACTAAATTTCCACAAGCAACTACAGATGAGTTAGATGCAATACGACATATTAATCGATCTATCAATTCTAAACTTCCTGCAGTTGAATCAGTTCGCCATATAACTTGGCACCCGGTCTCATTTGAATTTGATAACATGTTTTCATATGGAGAAGGTAACAATGTAGACTTTAATAAAATGAGTGATGTATGCGGATTATTTGCTGCAAATACAAGTGGTAAGTCAAGTTTATTAGATGCGATAACATATACTATATTTGACAAATGCAGTAAAACAAGCAAAGCCCATGAAGTGTTAAACAATAAAAAGTCTGGATTTCGTGGGGTGTTTAAATTTAAAATGAATGATGTTCTTTATACAATTGAACGTGTAGGCACCAAGAAAAAAGACAACCACGTAAAAGTAGATGTTAACTTTTATACTGAATCAGAAAATTTAAATGGAGATGAACGTAGTGACACAAATAAAAGTATACGTCGGTATTTAGGAACATATAATGATTTTATTTTAACTGCATTTTCACTTCAAGCAGATAATAATAATTTTATAGAAAAATCACAACGTGAACGTAAAGACTTATTATCTCAATTTTTAGACATCACAGTATTTGAACAACTTTATCATTTAGCAACAGACGAAATAAAAGAAACATCAGGCCGACTTAAAGCATTTAAGAAAACTGATTTTGCAGAAACAATAACATCAGCCGATGCTGTTATAAAAAACAATGAAAAATTAATTGCTGATACTAACAAAAAAGAATCGGACAAACAAACTAAAAGAAACCAATTACAAGATTCTATAGTACAGTTAATAGAGACAAAACAACCTACAAGTTATGAAGGTGATGATATTAAAATACTACAGAAAACTGAAACTAATTTAACTGAAAAAATAGAAGAACTTCAACAAACGATCGAAGAAACAGAACAAATAATTTTAGGATATCAAGATAAAATTGATAATATAGAAGAGGCGATTGCAATACAAAATTACAATGTTGATGACTTAAAAGACAAAGATAAACAATTAACAGATACTGAATTTAAAATTGACGATTTACGGGAAGAACTAAAAAAACAACAAAGAATAGTAAATGATAAGCAAACAAAAATTGAACATCTTGAGACGCACAAATATGACCCGAATTGTGAATACTGTGTGTCTAACGTTTTCGTGCAAGACGCAATTCAAGCCAAGAACGAAATTAACCAAGATAGAAAAGTATTAACAGATATATCAGATGATATTGAATTAAGTAAAATTTTACAAAATAGTTTAACTGTATATCGAACGCAACTTACTGAATACAATGAAGCAAATAGTAATATTGACACGTATAAAAATAAAATTGAAATATATGAACTACAACTTCAGATTCATGAAAATGATCTTCAAACTAAAGAAACTGAATTAGAAAATAACATAGAACGCCAAGAATCTTTTAAAAGAAATAAGTCTGCTATTGTTTGGAATAAAGCTGTTGATAAAAACATTAATGACTGTAAAGGTAAAATTGATACAATCTCTGGTCAAATAAAAACACTTCAAGATCAAATAAAAACCAATCATGGAGAAATACAAGTTGCTAAAACCAAGAAAAAGACAGCATTAGAACAACTAGAAACATATCAACAGTTGGAAACGGAATACAAAGCATATGAATATTATTTAAAATCAGTTAAACGAGATGGTATTCCATATGAATTAATATCAAAGGCAATTCCAAAAATTGAATCAGAAATAAACAATGTTTTAAATCAAGTAGTCGATTTTAACATGGTAATGAATACTGATGGTAAAAATATTAACGGATATATTATTTACGATCAAGACAACTATTGGCCATTAGAATTAACAAGTGGTATGGAACGGTTTATATCAAGTTTAGCAATACGCATAGCACTTATCAATGTTTCTGCTTTGCCTCGTCCCAATTTTATAGCAATCGATGAAGGTTGGGGTAGTTTAGATGCAGAACATATTTCTGCCGTTGCAAATTTATTTGATTATTTTCGAACTAAATTTGACTTTTCAATTATTATATCTCACGTAGACACTATGCGAGATATGGTAGACAATTTAATAGAAGTAAATAAAAATAACGGATACAGCCAGATTCTTCATGTTTGATATTTATATAAAAAGAATACATATCAATGGAACGCAAAGAAGCAGTCTATAAAGGTTTAGAATTTATACCGGTTTTATATGAAGATCCTTCATTAACATCACCAGACTATTTTCAGATATCTGAATTTCCATTAAGATTAACTGCAGGTAAAAATCTATTTAAACTACGAGGCCATCCTACCAATTTACGTGTTGGTGGAGCTTTAGGAATCGAAGTATTAGATTATAATGGCGATCCTATATACACCGAAGTAGTAGATTTTATAGACGAAGATAAAAGTCGAGTAATTGCAATTTACATATATGAAAATACATCACCTGGTGATTGCACTATTACATTAGTAGCAGAAGCTACAACTATTGAAAATAATGCTGTGCCACAAGATTGGCAAGGAAAAGTAAATTTAAGATGGAAGCGCACAGTACCTGTAAACCCAATGGTCGCAAATGTTTCAGAAATAATATTTGATAAATTACCCGTAGTAACAGTTCAAGAACAAATTGGAGTTCAGTTAGACCGACAATATGCTACTACTCAATTTCCTACTTATAATACTGGAACAGTTCGTTTTACTTCACAAAACGGTCAACCAGTTATAGAATTAACCGGTGGTAAATTTGAATCTGATATGAAAACAGGAACCATTACTGTTGCATCTCCTACAAATCCTACACCTACACCTGCGTATCCGGTTGTTACCACACCTTACGTGTCTACGATAAAAAAGATATTAACACCAACTACGGCTTTATTAGACAAAGAATATACAGTGTATAGTAGCGAAAGTATATTTCCACATACATATAACCAATTTGAAAATAGTTCATATTCATTATCATATGAAGCTACACCAATATATGTTGAAACTGAAAATTCAGAATCATTTGCTTATATACAAATAGAAGGATTGGAACCAGCTACTGGTGATGTTAGCCGAACTAAAGTTTATACTAACAACAAAGGAACAGTTGGAACTTGGGAATTAGTTAATGATGTAGAATTAGAAGAAACAGAAATATTTGTTCCTAGCACATCGTCATTATTACCAGACGTAAGTATAGGAACATTTGTAACGCAAAGTACTATTGATACATATTGGGAAGCACATTCATATCAAGGTAACACAGAAAGCACAGCACCAACATTGACATGGACTACTGAATCATTAGATTTAGCTACATTAATAGACAGTTCAATAGATATAACTGCAAATAACAGCGTATTAACATTTCAAAACAAAGATGCATATAAAGGCGTATTTATTGCTACCAGTTCATATAAAGTAACTATAGACGCATTAGGAACAAGAAGTAGCGTTAGTGGGAATAATGATCCTGTATTAGGTGTATATATGTCCGGAAGTGCATTTAATTTTAACACAACAGATTTATTCAATCAAGAATTACCAAAAACATTGGGAAAACGTATCGCCGAACTCCGAGTTTTAGGTGACTCAGAAAGATTTGATGATAAAGTATTTAGTTTTGAATCTGATAATGCAGGGCACGGTAGTATAATATTAGTAGTGGAAAGTGGAGTTTGGCAAGTTGCTGATATACGAACTACTACGGATAATGATGTTGGGTATACTCCAAATTATACTAGAATAAAAACATTTGTAGAAACAACACATAAAATAGACAATCAAATATCTTTTAAAGTAGAATATTATAATGTAGATGGCGTTGCTAGTAAACAAATAACTTATGTATACGACAAAGATTGGGAAGGTGGAAATCGTTATGTTGATGGTGATTTTTCTATGCTTACCGGCTCACTTTATGTAGCTGACTCTTTGAATAGTGGTGTTGCTATAACTGGTAATTCCGGAACAGGATTTGTTAGATCATTAGGATATGATGGATTCGCTGCAGGATATCCTGGATTTCTTCTTTGGAGCGGAAGTGCATTAGCAGGACAAAATACTAAAGGAGGAGTTCCATATACTGGAGTAGGGTTAGAATTATATTTAGATAACAGTAGTTATTTTAGATATTCTACCACAGACGATGAAATATATATAGCAACACAAAATTTCTTTCTAGGAGATCCAAATACTGCGTTTATAAGTGGTAGCAATAGCAACATAGAAATATCTGCAAGTGGATTTCATTTAACACCAGAAGGAGATGTAACTGCATCGAGCTTTATTGCCGTACAGGATGGAAATACATTATTTGATAGTAACAATGAATTTGTAGATGGTAAAAACATAGGCCGTATAGTTTATTTTGAAACTGACGAATTTTCACATACAGGAAATATAGAAACAACACCTGTAACAGCTTCGGTATTCGAAACATTTATATTACCAGGAGAAACAAATTTACAAGTGTCACAGATGATACAATATACAAATAATAATTCATCACAAGTTACTTTTGTTAAAAGTGAAATGTTTATACAATCTGCTAGTGCAACTGCTTCTATAGGAGTTGGTCCTTCTGTAAACGAATACGACACTTGGAGTATTCCAGAACAATTAAATATCAACGCATTAAATTTAGTAACTAATATACCAAATGGTGGAGTAGAAGGATATTCGATTACATTTGATGCCGGTCGTGGCACCGTGCCTAGTAATGCAATATTACCAAAATATCAAGGAAAACACGTACGAATATTTCAAATGATTCTTGCCTCTAATTTTGGACATAGTACGTCTATATTAAAAGTTAAAGGACAAGTTTTTAGAACAAGTAGATTAATAGGAGGTTCTACATCTCCACCACAGAATATACAAAGGTAATATTTATATAAAATGAATAAAACTACAGTACTTTTTCCAGGCGGGTTCAAACCAATCACCGGTGCCCATTTAGCATTAGCACAACGCTATGCAAACTCTTCTAATGTAGAACGAGTAATTATGCTAATCGGACCAAAAGAACGAGACGGCGTAAGTCGTGCCGATAGCGATGAAATATTCAGATTAATCAACAACAATTCTAAGATTGAACTTCGTGCTACAGACTTTAACAGTCCCATAATGGCTGCGTATGAATTTTTATTTGCACTACCGGAAGGCGACCATGGAACATATGCAATGGCAGCATCTCGTAAAGGAGATGATTACGCTAGAACATTGAGTTTTGCTGGAAACGTAGAAAAATACAAAACAATTGGAGACAAGAAAGGCAGAAAAATACCTGCAGGCGTAGAAGTTAATCCATTAGAAATTGATGTAGATCCATTAACATATAGCAACGGGGAGCCTATCTCAGCCAGCACTATACGACAAGCAATTGCTAATAATGATTATGAAACATTTGCGGCATCATATCCTGGAGCAAAAGAAGCTGTTATAAAGAATATTTGGCAAATGCTAACCGGAGTACAAGAGTCAATATTTAGCAAATCTTGGTGGAGCAATCAATTAGCAGAAGATGTCGACGAAGTAGCAGAAGGATATCAAACTACTAAAATGGCTAAGTCTCACAACAAGAAAATAAAAAAATTAAGAAAACATTTAGATCGGAGTCGTGGAGAAGAATTTACATATGATTTTGCTAATTTTGGTAAAACTGTATTTGGTGCACCGTTATATGAAAATTATATTACACGCGATGAATTAAAATCTATAGAACCAACTGTAGATCGATTTTTTAAACGTTTCGGCATTGATGTAGACTTTCAAGGATATGCAACACATTTTATAGACCGACTAAATGATCCTAGAAATGAAGGAACAATTACATTAGACGATTTAGAAAACTTATTTTTAGATTTATCGTCAGAATATGGAGAAGAAATAGTTCAGCAATTTCAACAACGTAATCCATCCGCAGTAACATCAGACTACCAGTTTGACGTTCCTATTCATATGCCATTTCAATTACGTTTTGATCAGAGTTTAGGACAAATTAAATTAATTCCTAGAACAGTTAAAGCACAACGTCGTCCGTGGAGATCGAATAATCCATCTGATAAAATATACACAATCGAAAACGTATTAACAGAAGGTGGTGCAGCCGGCCACATGAATCATCCTTATGACTCTCATGGATTAACTTTTAATGACATGAAAGAAATAGTATCTAGAGCATTAGAAGGTCGTCTGGACATGGAAGAAGCTGTTACTGAAAAGACTGACGGACAAAACATTCAAGTAACATGGAAGAACGGCAGGCCTGGTTTTGCTCGTGGTATTAAAACCAGAATCAATCCACTTACACCAGACGAAATTGTTGCAGAGTTTGAAGCAAAATATCAAAAATCAGTAGAAGCTAATGGAGTAAAAGGAGCAGAAGGATATAAATTAGTAGTAGACGCCTTTCGAGCGACAGCAGAAGATTTAACTGCGTCATTAAGCAAATTATCTCCGGAAACAC